GACGCTAATAATAGTATCCCGATCAAAGCCGTAGTGACGCACTAGTCGAGTCTGGCTACTGCCCGTACTATACAAGTAAAGCAACTTAGCTGTCTTCTCTGGGTCATATACACTCAAGCACTTAACCCTTAGTCCCCGCTTCTGGTTACTTACCTCGTGGATACTCTGCTGGATTTCACTCAGCAAAGCTGCCTTCTCCTTCTCGGTCTGGCTCATTGATTCCTCGTCTTTCATATCTTCATCAAATTGATTCATACATACCTGTCAACTTATTAATACTATTAATGTAAAATAATATACCATATACGTATATTTAGGCTTGACGTTGTAAGCACGTATGGTACAATGTGTACCATAAGACAGCAACATCATAAGGCAGTTAAGTCCTTAAACGTAGTAATCCCTAAAGAATATAAATAAAGGGAATCATAAATTGACTACCATAAACTGACTTCTTATGGTACACGGATTTTACTAAGGATCCCTTGAGTGTACCTGTTAAGTAATATCGGATATAGCCATAGGATTACCTTGGTTTGTTAAATTCCATAGGATTAAAGAGAATCCACGTTGATTTCCATAGGATTTGATTCCTGACCGTGGTGGAAGCCCCCTTGAGGACTGAATTTTTTTGAGGGGCTGTTTATGTATATATATACGGACCGGCAGCAACTCCTCGACCCCCTCCACCCCTCGCGCGCGCAACCGGGCGTAACGTACGCGCGTACCCGTGCGCTATTGTCCTCACCGGTGCTCACTTGTGCAGTAGTGATCGGATGTGCAGTAGGTGCAGCTATGCGTGAAGGATTATTTTATTCTTAATCGATGGGATGTATTCGCACATTGTTCGCACTGTCTGAAATAGTGGTATGGTTTAACGTAGAAAATAAATGTATAGTTTTAAAAAATATACTTGACCGCTTGCATTCAATAGGCTTTTACTGGCGCTTCACTCTTAAATATTAATCAATAAATAATAAATATTATGCATAACATAAAAAATGTAATCAATTTTGCTTTCACCTATAAGGGCGTCAAAGTTCCGGTGATCTGGCAATTTGCTAGGGGTATCAATAAAGGACTAGAAGCGGTTGTACTAGGGTTCAATGAGTCGACTATGTCAGGCGGCGGCCTTTCACTTATTCTTGACGTAAACGGACGGACGACGCGTAGTTTTGTCGGTATTGATGGTGAGGGTGTTTTATTCTCAGATATAATGAAGCCAGATGATAACTGTTTAACTGTTCCTTTTCGCTATAACGGCTAAACAAAACACATAATTAAAACAGTTTGCGGATCTGCAAAACCGCTTTTTAATAATGAATAGAAAAAAATGCATTCAAATTGTCGACGCAATCAATAGCGTTGAAACCCTCAAAACGTTAATCGCCGGTTGCATAAGTGAAAAGCCGGAACGTGTAACAACTGCCGGAACTTGGCAGTATCACGCGCAAAGGTTTCTCAATTGGCTAGAAAATGATCTAAACGGCCGCGCGCCTTTCTCAATATTCGCGGAAAATGGAAATAAGAAACTGCCCTTTGCGGCATTTTCGAGCTTAGCACTTGCGGATTGTCCCGGTAAAGGTGATTGCGTCAAGTTTTGCTATTCACTCAAGGCGTGGCGATACCCGGCGGCATTTTTCCGTCAATTGCAAAACAGTATTTTGTTGAGACTTAAGCCGGAAGTTATTCGGGATTCTTTCAATAATATAAAGACCGGCCTGACAGTCCGCCTATTTGTCGACGGTGATTTTAAAGACGTTTCCACATTAAAAATGTTTATGGATTTATGCAAAGGCCGGCCTGATTTGACTGTTTACGGGTATTCTAAAAGCTGGAAAGAATTTTTGCAACTTGACGCAACCGGTTACCATTGGCCGGAAAACTACGTGACCAACGCAAGCAGTGGAAGCCGGCACGAAAAAACCGGCATTGCTAATGCTTTCTTAGGCTTGCAAGTGGTACGCGGTGACTTTTTAGCTGTCAAAGTCGACAAGTTACACATTAAAAATAAATCATATCAAAACAAGTCTAATGCCGGGTCTAAAGAATACCGACGCGACGTGCTGGAAAAGTTGAAGCAAATTCAACGTAAAGCATTTGCTTGTCCCGGTAACTGTGGCAACTGCCTTCCTAAAGGTCGGCACGCGTGCGGGTCAAAGGACTTTGCCGGGGTTGCAATCGGGATTGGTATCCACTGAAGCTTAGGTTAAATAGCAGTAAAGCAAAGGCCGACGGTAAAACGTCGGCTTTTTTGTGCTTACTGAAAAGCACGTGCGACGCGAGCTAAGGGTAAATGATCACCTGGCAACAAGACAGTGCGCAAATAAGTGGCGTTTAAATGCCACACAAGGGGTTTTGATTAATTGCTAAGGGGTAAGTTAGGGAAGCACGGTAAGACAGCTAGAAAGGGAAGCTAGGGAAACACGGAAAAAATGAAAATAATTAAAAAAACATTTGACACGCGCTAAATACTAGTAAATAACAGTATTGAAGCACGGGAAAAGCCCGCTGCATAACACATAAAGAAAGTAAAAAATGAAACTTATAATGGAAACAATAAAAGAAGTACTAATGACGCGCGACGATATGACTGCGAAAGATGCCGACGATTTGATTACGGACGCGCAAGCTGAGTTCGACTTCTACATTGCTGAGGGTGATACCGAAAGCGCGGAGCAGATTTGCTCGGATTGGTTCGGGCTTGAGCCTGACTTTTTAATTGAATTATTCTAACAAAGCCCCGAAAGGGGCGCAACTTAACATACAAGAAAATGGAAACTATAGAATTACAAGGCGTTGAACTACGCCCCGAAAGATACTTTGACGTAACAGTTGAAGCCGAAGCAGTGACAACTACGCACGAGTGCAGCAGTACAGCAGGGGAGCAGTCAGTCACTGAAGCCTGGGAAGAACGCGACTTGGAAGAATTCGAGATCGTAAAACTAGTCTACTGGACTGACAGTGAGACGCCCTGCGAGTTGCCAGTAGAGCTACTGAACCACGACGACCGGGCTACCATCTTCCAGGAAACCCTTGACCTCATCTGAACCCTACCATATGACTGTCAATCTTATGACTGCCAGTTTATGATTCCTTTAATTTTAAATATAATCTATTGTTGACTACCAAGGGCTGACTGTCTTAAGGTACACAGCATATTCAAATCGTGTCAATACTTGATACACCTCATAACCGATAACAACGTCATAAAAATGAAGAACTACAAAAAAAATACCAACCTCGATCATCTCGTCAAAGGCGGGGAGAAGATCTTTTACTCAGCTTGTGTTGTCCTGGCCTGTGCGCTAGGCGGTAGCATTATGCTACTGATCGCTGCACTCATCGCTCAATTCTAACCGACAAAAATATGAAAAAACTAAGCGAAACACTGACGGAGATGGGGATTGCATTTACATTCCCTATCAAGATTTGGGATGCCAAGGGCTGCCAGACTTACTGCGAGTACAGCGATGGTTTTTGGAGAAGGCATAAATACGATGCTAACGGCAACGAAACCTACTGCAAGAATAGTCATAACTACTCGTATAGGTGTCAGTATGATGACAATGACAACAAGAATTACTTTGAGGACAGCAATGGTCTCCGAGAAGGTGCGCCACGTCCAGCCAAATCAACTAATACCTGCGAAGGCAAGGTTGTCGAAGTGGACGGGATTAAATATAAACTCAAAGCACTATAATAACCGACAATAATACTATGAAAAAACTAAGCGAAATACTAACAGAACTAGGGATTGCCTTTAGCTTCCCTATCTTAATTGAAGATTCCAACGGTTACGCAACTTACTACGAGAACAGCGATGACTACTGGGAGAGGTACGAGCGTCATCACAGTGGCAACCCTACTTACTACGAGGACAGCTATAAATCTTGGAAGAAGTGGGAGCGTGATGCGGATGGTGGCGTTCTTTATTACGAGGACAGCGATGGCTGCTGGGATAGGTACGAGCGTGATGCCAATGGGGGCGAGACTTACTACGAGAACAGCTATGGTACAAAGGAAGGCACACCACGTTCAGCCAAGACCTGCGAAGGCAAGGTCGTAGAAGTTGACGGGATCAAATACAAATTAACAGCACTATAATAACCAATAATAATACTATGAATACAGAACTACCACCAAGATCCGGGGACTCAATCCTCGACTTTATCGCGGAGTACAAGCTTAGATTCGTATGGGTCAAAGCTATGCTACCGGAATCAAAGGAAAGCACCCTAGGGGAGGACACCCTTCTCATCCTATCAAGCGAAGACATAGAGCTGTATTCGGGTCGATACTTTGCTGAGGAGTTCGACCGCAGCACTGTCATACGTGAGGGCGTTGAGTTCATAATGGATCAGGAGGAACTATGAGCGAAGCAACACACGCAATCAATGAATTCTCGGATCTGTACGAATCCGCAATGCGGAATCATAAGCTAATGGAGGAGGGTCGCCAGGCGGTGGCTCACTTCCGGAGGCTAGGTCTAATCAAGGATGCTCGTCGTACCAAGACAGGGCGCGCATCGTACCCAACATACGGAAAGAAAAGAAAATGAGTCACTTCTACAGCTGTAACGATATACTGAACCCTCAGTTTGAGGCGGACATTCTAACACCTGCACAGGCACGGAAGGTCAAGAAGGTCTACCCTTCTGTTACGACAGTGCTAGGCATAGTAAAGGATGCTTTCCTAGATAGCATCTACAAGCCCCGAATGATCACGCAACTAGCAAGGGAGTACCCGCACCTAGTCTGGCAGGAGATCGAGCGTCTTACCTATGGCACAAGGGAGCACCCGGTCACTGGCGAGGAGATTCAATCATCTGAGTTCGGGACTACTGTTCACAAGGTCATTGAGGACTTCATCAATCACGACTACCTAGAGGTAGGAGAATCCCCAAGGGATACACCCTGGAATGACTGGGCTATGCCGTTCGTTGAGTGGGTTCACGAGAGCGGGGTAAAGCCAGTGGCCTGTGAGCACATCATCGCAAGCAATCGCATCAAGATTGCGGGCAGTGTTGACTTCATCGGGTACGACAGTGACGAGAAGTTATTCCTCGCGGACTACAAGTGCCGAACCAATACAAAGGGCAAGGCTAAGTGCTACGATAAGGACTGCCAGCAGCTAGGCATTGAAGCCTATATGATGATGAAGGAACACAAGCTGGACTACCTACCGGAGTGCATCTCGGTGATCATTGATTGCGATACCAAGAAGCACTACCACAAGGTCTGGAGTGAGGATGATCTTGACAAGGGCATCAAGGTAGCGAAGAAATGTGCGGAGCTGTACTGGATGCTCAGAATGTAATATGAAACCGATATCAGATATAGAAGAGCACCTGGAGTGCTGTGCGGATGAGGCCATTCGGTTTGACGGACTGGATGAGGCAATCATAGGGACTGACCACAACGGCTACCTGGTTTATGAGTACGAGCTAATGACTCGACTGTTCGTAGAGCAAGGTATGACTGAAGAGGAAGCAGTTGAATGGATTGACTACAATGTCATCGGCACAAATGGAGGCTCGTGCTTTACAGTTATATACCTATGACTGAGTACGAGATACGCACCAGGCGCGACGATATGCCAGAGGGCTACGTCGGCAAGGTGTACAAGTGGGCGCACGACGAGAAAGCCGCTGCCCTGCTTTTATTGAAGAAGAGACCCGATCCCAGTGGTCGCTGCGTGTTCAAGCGTGGCGGCACTGGTCAAATTATATCAATAACTGAAGTAAAGAATTAACAGAAGAATAGAAATGAATTACGCTTACGACACAACAGCAGAATCCAATAGCAACTTTATGCGATGGGCATCTCGACGCATAGCAGAAGAGGTTGAGAGCAATGAACGCATTGAGAGGGAGGCAGGCACACGGGACTTCATCCCCGGCAGTAACTGCAACCGACCTACTCACCGACTCAACCAGGATGAGAAGACTGAGATCATTAATAAGATTGACACGATGCGTGGCACCGGTGTATCACTGAAAACATCAGTGCAGCAGTGCGGTATTCATCAATCAACTTACTTCCTATGGAAGAGGACATTCAAGCTTCCTGCTTATCAACCACATACACTCACATAACTCACACCCTGGAAGTGAACCGAGAGTTGACTTCGGGGGAACTAACAAAACGTCACCACTTATCAACAACTGAGAACACTATGAAAAAACTAAGCGACCGACTCGGCCTCCATAAATGGAGATACCACGGGATTCATAAGAGATGCTGCGCTAGGTGTGGAAAGACTCAGTATTACCACGTAGAGCCATTATCCAACCCATTCTCAGATGGCCAGTGGATCTAATAACACTTATGAAATCAATACCAATAAAAGTAAGCATTAAGTCAGATAACCCCAGCTGGAATCCAATCTTCAACAGCGTCCAAGTTGGCGTTGATGATGAGGCCGCTGGTTCTTTCCTGATCATATACGGAGATAGCGAGCGAGACGACAGTGCTAAAATCTCCCTCGACTGGGAAGAATGGGACAACCTCGTGAAAGTTGTTCGCAAATATCGTAACGAATGGGAGTGGAAATAGGACACTATGAAAAAACTAAGCGAAACACTAACAGAACTAGGGATTGCATTTACTTTCCCTATTGAGATTAAAGATGCCAATGGCAAAGCTACTTACTTCGAGGACAGCGATGGCTACTGGGAGATATGTGAGTATGATACCGATGGCAACAGGACTTACTTTAAGGACAGCTATGACTACTGGGAGAAGTATAAGCGTTCTACTAATGGACGATTGACTTCCTTCAAGAATAGCGATGGCGTACAAAGCATTGAAAACTAAGCGCTTGCAAAATTATCGAAGTGCGAAAAACTACCCTGTATTTCTCACCAATAACACTATGAAACCACTAAGCGAAACATATAAAGAACTAGGGATTGCATTTAGCTTTCCTATCGAGATTAAAGATGCCAATGGCAGAGTGACCTACTACGAAGACAGCGATGACCACTGGGAGAGGTTCGAGCGTGACGCCGAGGGTCGCCCCACTTACTCCGAGAACATCGATGAATTCTGGCAGAAGTGGGTGCGTAATGCAGATGGTGACGTTGATTACTATGAGGACAGTACAGGTGTAAAGAAAGGCACGACCCAACGGGCACAACTCGAAGCGCTGGGCGACAGAATCAAGGATGCGGGACTAGACAGTGCCGACTACAATGGCAACCAGACTTACTACGAAGACAGTACAGGTGTAAAGAAAGGCACACCTAAAGCTGCCATCATCTTAGACGAGGAGGAGTCAATTCGATTCGCTGAGATGTTGGAAGAAGAACCATCGCAGCCAACTCCAGAAATGCAGCGAGCCATACAAGCCTACCGAGATTTTATACCGAGCGGGAACATTTCCCCGAAGAACCCTATCGGGATTCCTTCATCAATAACCAATAACCAATAACACATATGAAAAATACATTAAAACCACTGCCATCATTCGTGGCGGAAGAAAAGTCCGAAGATGATATTGCGTGGCTACAACGCCAGATTGAGGGCGAGGATGATGCACTAACTCGTGCTTACCGCTTAGGGTATCAGGACGGTAAGCGTGCTTTCCGCAAGGACAAGGAGCGTCTCGACTGGCTGATTGATAACAACTGTGAGATCTATGAACCAGACACAGCCCTACTGTTATGCGATTGCGACAGAGAATCTATCGACGAAATGATGGCACAAGCGACACGTTGAAGCTATACGTTTACATTTCCTAAATACTACGACGGATTTGTCACAAGGCATCCCCTCAACTTGTGACAATGTCCGTTGAATAGTTCTTCATCGACGTGACCAATAAAGATATGACCGATAACATAAATGAACCATCACTTACTGATATCATCCTTGATTTAAAGGATGATTTCATCTACCTACGCAATGAGAACCTCCGGCTACAGGAGGAGAACAATCAACTCAAGCAAGCAATCGCTGCCCTTAACGGCGGGACTACTAACTCACTATGACATACCTATCACAGAATCAAATCAAGGAGTTCCGGGAGGGCAACAAGCCAATCTCCTGCCCTATACTGGACATCAAGACACAGGACTGGGTGCTGGATCACGATCACCAGACTGGAATGGTCCGAGGTGTAATATCACGCCAGGCTAACAGTCTACTAGGTAAGGTTGAGAACTTTTACCTCAAGATGTGCAAGGGTGAGAAGGAGAACTTACCAAATACTTTGGAGGCAATGGCTGCCTACTTGGAGCAAGAGACAATGGATGTCCTTCATCCTGTAGGACTTACACAACTTACAAGAAAGTTTGGAAATAGCTTGACAGCCGCCGAACAAGTAACAGAGTTAAAAGACCTAGGGGCAAGTGATGATGATCTTGCTTCTTGTAAAAATCAAAAGCAGCGCAAAGAGCTGTTCCGTAAACTAACCAAGAATAAATATGAGTAAAACAGAAACCAAGAAAGATAAGATGAACATACAACAGAAACTACAAGGTATCCAGACGGAGCTTAAAGCACCGAAAGGACAGACCAACAAATTCGGAGGGTATCGCTACCGCTCCTGTGAGGACATCCTTACTGCACTGAAGCCCTTGCTGACTCAGTATACTTGTACACTAGCCATCAGCGATGACATCGTCGAGGTAGGCGGTCGAGTATATGTAATGGCTACAGCCACCCTAGCATCCACATCGTGTGAAGGTGATGATGCTGTCAGCACAAGTGGATTCGCTCGTGAGGCTGAGACTAAGAAGGGAATGGACGATGCCCAGATCACTGGCTCCGCTTCATCCTATGCCAGAAAGTATGCACTGAATGGACTCTTTGCTATTGACGACACCAAGGATCCGGACGCTACTAATGAACACGGAAAATCCGCACCCAAGAAACAAGTAACCCAATTCTAATATGAACCTACAACACGAACTACTCGATCTTATCTCAACTATCCAAGTACTGGACAAGCACTACGATGAAGCCTTTGCTGGCATTGAAGATGACCTGGCAGAACTTCGCCAATATAACCTTCACCTAGAGGAAAGAAACAAGATGCTCTCCAAGAAGGTGAATGCCCTGATTGACTACCTTGAGGTAGAGATCAAATTTCCTGACACATCATTGAAGGCTGTAAAGCTGGACAATGGAGTCAGTAATAATAACTAAACTAAAACCAATAACGAAAGTAAATATTATGTCACAATACGATAACACTAACTCCGGTACATTCTTCGTCAATGACCGTAAAGAAAAACCAAATCATCCTGACTACAGCGGGAAGATTAACGTCGAGGGTAAGGAGTACTACCTCAAGGGCTGGAAGAAGACAGCCAAGAGCGGTACTAACTTCTTATCCTTAGCGGTGAACCCAGTTGAGGGTGGTGCAGGATCTGCCCCCAAAGCTGCAAGTGCGCCAACCAATGACGAAGCCCCCTTCTAAGTAATGCAATTCGATAAGATCTGGTGGGAGACATTCCGCCGTGATGAAGTAAGTGCCATTCTAACAATGACTGCCAATAAGAACACGGATTACACAGGAGGCGAGAGCTGCGATAACCCCTTCGCAAATTTCGATGGCTCCTCCGAGTTCGGCGTTCATCCATTGACTGGTGTTTGCATCCGAATGCAGGACAAATTCCAGAGAG